CCTACTTCCTTGCGGCCAACAACAAGTTATTTATTATAAATATGGGTTATCTAGATTTCTTTGGTTGAGGTGCAGACTGCATGTTTGCAATTTGTTGAATCTCAGATTCTAATTTGATTTGCAATGCGGCTAAAAACTGTGCATCTTTTCCTGCAATAGTAATAACATCTAGGGATTGTCGCAATGTCTGAATTTCAGGCAATGTTAGTTCAATTGAAAAAATATTCATGTTTGTTTATTTGGTTTGTTCCGTGTATTGATTTTGTAATTTAACTACAAGATTATAAAACATTTCAACTTGCGAACCGGTAATTGTTACATCTTTTAAAGAACTTAAAACAAATTCTAGTTCTTCTTGAATCAATTGATTTTTTGTTTCAACAACCGGTTGCTTTGATTCGCCTATTATTTTAGAAAGAATACTCATTATAACCTTTTTTAGTTAATATATAAAATTTTATGCATATATCCAAATATCGCTAGTTGATGAATTTACATACATGTTGCCATATCCATTAGTAGCACCACCATAGGTTGGGTTTCCTGATGGAGCGCCGGCTGCTGTTTTAGCAGATACCATATATTCCGCTGCCGTTACTGTTACTGAAGATGGAGCGACGTTACTTGCAATTGCCCATCTACTTGTACCAGTTACGTTATTTTCCCAATAAAATGCTTCACCATCTCCTGCTGCGTCTTGTACAATGATACCCGCATCTACTACTGCTCCTGATCCAGAAGCTAATAATATAAACTGATCGGTAATTGCTACGTTAGTAGAGGTGATGAAAGTTGCTGAACCTGAAATTAGTCCGGACACGTTTAAGTTACCTGCAATGGTTACGTTACCTGAAGCTGCTAACGCTGCTACGTTAGTTGTACCAGTTAAGGTTGGCCCTGCTGAGAATACTAAGGTTCCGGTTCCTGTTTCGTCTGTTATTGCTGATGCTAAGTTAGCTGACGATGGAGTAGCCAAGAATGTTGCAACTCCTGCTCCTAATCCAGATACACCTGATGCAATTGGTAATCCTGTTGCGTTTGTAAGAGTTGCAGATGATGGAGTTCCAAGAGCAGGAGTTACAAGAGTAGGAGATGTAGCAAATACTAATGCACCCGTTCCTGTTTCATCTGTTACTGCAGATATTAAGTTAGCTGATGATGGAGTTGCTAAGAAAGTTGCAACGCCCGCTGCTAAACCTGATACACCAGTCGATATTGGTAATCCGGTTGCGTTTGTTAAAGTTCCACCTGATGGCGTTCCTAGTGCACCGCCATTGGTTACGAATGCTCCTGCTGAACCTACGTTGACACCTAATGCAGTAGCAACATTGGTTCCTAAACCTGATACATTAGCTACATTTACAAACGAAGCAGTTTGTGCTGTTGTTACAAAAGAAGCTGTTGTTGCTGTACCAGTTAAATTTCCAACAAATGTAGTTGATGTTACCGAAGTTAAACCTGCTAGTGTAGTTGAAGTAGCACCTAACGCTGTTGAAGTACTACCTATTGTAATACTCGAGTTGACTAAGTTTGCATTGGCAACTGTTGAAGATGCAATGTCTGTGCCTGTAATAGTAGCATCTACGATCATTGCAGAGGTTACTTTACCAGATCCAATTGCAGAAACTCCTGATGAGTTAATTGTGATATCTCCAGATACACCTGCGTAAGAAGCTGTGGTGATTTGGCCAACTGTTACATACTTGTTTGCACCATCATTGACAAAAACTTGTGTAGTTGATGTAACTGGAGTTAATAGAGTTGTTGGAAATGTTGCAGTTACGCCTGATAAGTTGGCGCCACTACCAAAAAACGACCCTGTAAATGATCCTGTTAAAAATGTGGTTGCTTGTGTTGTTCCAATTTGTTGGTTGGTTCCAACATTAACTTGAGATAGTACGGCTGCACTACCCGAGACTATTACTTTTTTCCATTCTGCCATAATATGTTTTTTCTTTTTTTAATAAATATGATACTATTTTTTTTTTTAATCTAAAATTTAATCTAATCCAACAAATAACGAGTTTGATGTAAAATATATTCCTCCATTTGGAGCTGTGTTAGTTAATTCAACTGATGAGGTAGTTAAAATCACTACACCACTTTGTGATACAGTTAGTACGGATTGATTGCTAGCATTTTTAATTAAGAACAAGTTAGCAGCACTTCCAGATATAGTTGTCAACCCAGTACCCGACACTGTGAATGGATTGTAGCTAGCAGACCTAATAATAAAAATATCTCCAGTTGCATCAACGCTCGCAGTAACGCTTCCGGTTGCTATAAAAGTACTAGTGCCACTACTTCCTCCAGAGCCAACTTGTGTCCATCCACCGGTTGAGTTGTAACTACCGGTATTTGTTAAGACATATAACTCGTTTGTGTCTTGTTGATATACTACCAACCCTTCGTAAACATTGGCTGCAGAAAATCCTAGACGTGCGGTTTGGTCTAAAACAGTAAATCTTGCATCGATTGGATCGACGTTAGTAATGTTAAACCCACTAGGTAATATAATTGCCATTTGTTATCTTATGTTAATACGTATGTTATACTTGTTCCGGTACCGCCTGCTTGTAGTGTGTTTGATCTATATACTTTATATTGACCTACTGTTGTTAATGTGAATGAACTAAGTACACCAAATCCACCCGTTGTTATGTTTGTTAAAATTGCTAGTGAACTATTGAATGCTATATAATGGTACTTGTCCCCAGTCCAAGTTATTGTTAATGTTTGTCCACTCGCTGTTGTTGTTCCTTTTGATACAGTTCCTACCGTACCACCTAGGTCTGTATGCCATGCAGCTAGATCTTCTAACTGAGTAGATGTAAACGCTGTTGCCGTTGATGCTCCATATCTTAAACTTCTAATCTTTGTGTATGTAAATGAGTTGGTGGATGTTATGATCGATGCTGGAAAATTGTCAGCTCCCAATACTCCTGATGAAGAATAATAGGATGTTGCAGTTGCAGTTATTGAACTTGATCCAGTTGCAGAACCAGTTACAAATATTGGAGATGTTACATTTGTTGAAGTAAAATTATGAACCCAACTATTTGCTGTTCCAGAAGCTGATACAAATGTAATACTGCCGGTTGCACCTTGTTCAATTTGATTTGATGTTGACCCCAACTGAACTGTTGCTGTTGGTGTAATTGTTGGTGATCCTGGGTTAGTTTTTGATAAGGTTCCCGCAAGTGTTGTTGATTGCATGTTCAACGTATTGTCTAACGGGCTTGATGCAGTTACTTGCAAACTATATGTATGACTTCCAGATGTAGTTGTGTTGTATAATAGTTGTGTAGCGTTTGATCCAGTAGATGTTAGTAAAACACCACCTTCGTACAATGATGCACTTATTAAAGTATATCCTCCTGGTGCTATTGTCCCCGTTACAGTGTATGCGTCTGTTACTTTATTAAATCTATCCGTTGCAAATGTACTATTAAAAGAAGCTACTGGTGCTGAAGGTGTTGTTGGTGTTCCAAATATAAATTTAAGTCTTCCGTTAACGAATGTTACAGCTACGTTGTTATCATAATCAGCTACTTCAATTTCACTCAATGGGTTGGCGCTTGAAGATATATAAGAAATTGATCCGCCGCTGCCTCCGGTGCCAAAGCCGCTAGCTGCTGCAGACTGCGATATAAAGGTTGGATCGATGTATGATGCTGTTGCAGCAATCGATGCGCTTATGGCTAAAGATGCTCCTTTATCGGATATAATTACTTCTTTTTTCAGGCCTAGTTTATCTTTAGTACCTAATACAAAACGAGAGGATCCATCCGTATCTTCTTCAACACTAAGACTACTAGATATTGTTGGGGCTCCAATACTTTCTGACAAAAAGAATATAGTCCTATTGTTGATATATAAATGATTCCATGCGGATTCAGGTGATCCTAAATTGTATGGTGAAAAACCAAAACCGTCTGGTTTTGCAGGAACCCAATCACCTGATGGAGCTACTGCTTTCTGCGCACTTAGCGCATCGTAAGCTAAATTTGCGTTATTAGCAAAGTTTGCAGTAGTAGCAGTAGTTGCATTACCTTGTAATGATCCAGTAAATCCTGCAGTTGCTCTAACACTTCCCGTTACTACTAATGAACCTGTAATTCTTGCTGACCCTGTATACGGAAATGAGCTACCTCCACCGTTTAATGCAAAAGAAGCTGTTAATGCGTAAGAGGAAGATATATTGAATAACGATCCGGTTTGTAATTGACCAGGTTTAAATTGTCTTGCCATTATGCCCATCTCCCATTCACGATTATTGTGTCTGTAGCATCTAATGTGTATCCTAATATGCTGGTATCAAATACAATTGATTGTGTTGCTATATCACTAGGTGTCCATGTATATATTGCTTTATCAATGTATTGGCCGTTAATATATACATCGAATTCGTTTTTAGTTGCCGTTGTATTTGTTACTGGATTAATTGCTGCATATACCGGGATTGTTACTGTTGTTGAATTAGAATAAGTTGCTGTTTGATCTATTAATTTTGTCAAATATGTCATTGTTGCAATGTTGATTTGTATTGATGCGTTTCCAATTTGTGCAATTAATTGTCCTCCATTTGCAACAAAATTTTGAGCTTGCAATATATTTGATGCAACCGTTGTTGATCCAAATAAATCACCATTAATATCAACAAAGTTTGTAAATGATACATGTTTGACTGAATACATTTTTTTAACCGTCGATATACGTGCTTCTTGTCCTGACAGCAATGTTGCTTGCACTGTTAATGGAATTGTAGCCCTTACTAATCGATCTTCTCCTATTGTATTTACTGTTTCAAAACTAACAGATCCAATAGTTGTAGAAAATACATTGCCATCATTACCCCAAGCAAATCTACCATATGGTAAAATTTGATCAATCAATTCATTTAACTGACTAGTAAAATCACACCATATCATCATATCATATTCTACAGTAACATATTTTGGTATGTCTATAATATAAATTTTTTCAGATAATCTAGGTTCAGTTGTTGGTATAGGAAATAATTCGTCTTCATATCGATTATTAGAATTATATTTGGTTTTATGTACTATATAATTTGATGATTGTGGTCTATTTACATCTAAAGTATGTTGTTCATCTCTTTCTGCAACACTATTACGTTTTAACATGATCATTGGAGATTGAAGCATTCCTTTTTCGTCGCGCAAATATCCTAATCTTCGGACATTATCCCATTTTTCTCCGTTTGCATATATTACTGGTACTGTTAATAATGTTCCATTTGTATTTATTTGTGGTTGTATTTCATTATCAATATACCATTTAATTGCAAAATCTATATCGTATAATGTTCGTTGTTTTGTTTTTACAACATCATCATCTCGTCGAGTCTGAAATGATCTGTTTAATAATAAATCAGGTGTTACACCTTCCGTTTGCTTTGGATTAGGTTTATTTGTTTTGCGGTCAATATTTTGTCTGTTTAATCTAGGCATTGTTATCCTTTATACGAAAATGACTCATTTGTTCCACCTCGCCTTAAATTTGTAATACCTGCAGGAGTTTGTCTTGTTGCGTGTGCATCACATGTAATTGATACACTATATCCATGAGTATCGCCATTAGGCCACGTTTCTGGATTTTTGCCGGCAAAATATTGATTTGCATCTACATTATCTAATTCATAGTATTCATTATCCCAGAATACAATGTCGCCAATTTCTGGATACACAGCTGCACGCTCTGCTAAATCTCTAGATATACCAAATTGGATTGTGCGAGTATATGTCTGACCATAATCATCCATAGTTGATGTTTTTGCTTCCTTAGTTATAATGCATGGCAATAACACTGAATCATAATATGATTTAGAATCTGATTCACCGTACATGTTAGAATTAGTTGATTCTATAATCAATTTGAAAAATTCAATTTCAGTATCAATTATGTTGTTAATTAATTCGCGATTAACAGATGCTAAAAATTTTGCATCTCGTTGAGTACCAAATAATGCCATAGTGCTCTCCGTTATCCAACATAAATTTTTAATGGAGTTTTACCAAGTATTTCCATCATTTGAGTTGCTTCGACATTTTGTCTTGTTATCATTTGCTCGCGTGTCATTTTTTCTAGAAATTCTCGTAGTTGAGTTATTAATTCACCTTTTTCAGTTTGACCTTGAGACATTAAATCTGATCCATTCAATGTTACTTCGCCATTTGGTATAGGTACTGATGAATATTTGCTTCGTACTTGTCCTAACATTTCTTTAGCTAATGCCAAACCATATCTAATAATCCACGCACGCCCCATATCATTAACTCTGCTGTATGTTTGATATGTATATGGTATATTTGATGCGTCCGTAATAACACCTCGCATAAGTGCTGTATTGCCGAATAATACGGCTTCATTTGTTACATCTGTGTCAAATATAAAATCAACCCAAACTTTATTGTAAAATGGACTTGACACAGAACTACCGGTACCGGATGTTGGCACTGGCCAGAATTTAATATCATCGCCATGGATTTCAAAACTAAAATGAGACTTGCGAATCATGTCATTAAACTCGATTGCTTGTAGTCTCAATAAATCTGCATGTAATGGCATCATCATAAAACTAATCGATGGTGACATTCCTCCAAAACCAAAACTTTCTAACATGTTTTGTGATCCTAATCCAGTTCCAACAAATGGATCAAAATACCTAGCAATTGCTGGAGGCGGAGTATGAAGTACTCGTTTAACTTCAATTGAACTAGTAGTTAATACAATACCCAATGATTTAGATATAGCTGTTTTTAAACTATATGTTTGTTGGCCGGGAATCATATCAATTTGTAATTTTTGCCATGCTATCGTTCCGCCGCTGTCTGCTTCCGTACCATATGCTTTTGATAATTTTGTAATATATCCAAATGAATTGCCAACTAATGCATCAGTAAAACTGGTACCAGTTAAAAAGTTAGACCCCGTTTGAATTCCTAAAGTGCTATATAAATTGTTAACAATGTTAACTTGATTAACTTGATTTGAATATTCTATTACTGCTGATTCGAATGCCGTATAAAAATTTATGTCTTGCAATTCTATGGACATTATAGGATATCCTAATATCTGTGCAGCTTGTTTTGCAAATTTATCAGCATGACTTTGAAATACTGTATCGGTATCAAAAAATCCAAAAGGTGTCGATCCCGTAGTAAATGATGAACTGCCTGGCCAAATTGGCCGATTCTCACTATAATCCATGGTTCTGTTTCCTTTTTATATAAATATCAATACTTTTCATTTAGAAGAGCCAAAATTTCATTTAGCGCTACGTGTCGGTGATTATCTGTTAAAATAATTTCATTTACAAATTGTGATGGTTTTAGTTTAGGCACATCATGTACTGCTGAATCATTATTAAATTTTAAATCTACTTGATATCTATCGCCTGTTAAAATCATGATACTCTCTTTACCTAATCTAGATAATACCATTTGTAGTTGTTGTTTTGTTAAATTTTGGAATTCATCAACTATGCAAATTGCATTATCAAATGTTCTTCCTCGGAAATGAGCTAATGATACTAGTTCAATACTTTCTTCTTTTTCCATTTTATCTAGCAGTTCCGGTTTATTATAAACTTTACGCATGTTGCTACGAATTGGAACTAACCACGGATCCATTTTTTCTTGTAATGATCCCGGTAAGAATCCATTATCTTCATTTGATACTGTTGGTCGTGTCATGATAATTTTATCAATTCGTCGTTTAAAAAACATGTCCAATGCAATTTGCACTGCTAACAATGTTTTGCCAGATCCAGCTTTACCTAATATAAAATTAAATGGTGTTTCTATAATTTTTGCTTTTGCTAGTTTTTGTTCTTCTGATAATGTTACTGAAAATTTAATATCAGTTTTTGGTGGAGTTTTATCCGAATTTAGTGTTGCCATATTATAACTTTTAATTTAAAATAATTTTGTAAGTGTTGATTCTCGAAGTGTCATGTCGTGTAATGTTTCAATTTTACCCATACATAATCTACGAATTGCATGGAATGTATCTCTCGGCGGATATGGTGTCATGATTTTAATTTTAATTAATTCTTTTTCTGGTGCTAAATCTTGTTCAATATGAACCATTAATACCATTCTAATTGCTCGTATACGATCTAATACATCAATCAATCGTCCTGTATATCGTATTTCGACAAACATTTCATATTTTATTCGTGGAACTGCCATACTATTCTTTTTATATAAATATTCGGACAGTAAAAAAGGGAAGCCTTAACTTCCCTTTTAATTTAATTCGTTAAATGTTTAATTTATTAACTGGATGTTAACTATTAAAGTGTATTTAAACCATGTACGTATACTTTTCCGTAAAATTCTGGACGAACTACTTTCTTCGCGTAACGTGTCATGACACCTTTACGTGGAGTGAAGTTAACTGGATCATATACTAATGGAGTCATGATAAGTGGAATATAAGGACTAAATACAGCTCCTGTTTCTAAGAATTGTGTTCCTCTGAATCCCATTAGGATTATAT